GCTGTCAGTGGATCTGGTGGCGGAGGAGGCGGCGGTGGCTCTCAAGCTCGCGCAGCTACTATTAAAGGCTCTACTTTAGTAACCTCAACTATTGTAAATGGTCAAAATATTGCAGCGACTTTTACCGCAACATCAGCCCTTGATCAAGATGGAGAAGCCATGGATGAAGAGATGACAATTTCATGGCGAATTGAATTAGATGAAACTAAAATAACTTATGCACAAGGTAGTTTTATTGTTCCTAGTGGAAAACCATACACTTTTGAATTTGGTAATCAATTAAGAAATTCTGCTAGTTCTACTTTATATATTACTGCTGCTGGTGTTAATAGTGGATCTACTAGAACTATTAACTTTAAAGTTACTACAGTTGAATTAACATTAACGCCTAGTGAGAAATTTACAAACGCAAGTGCATTTGGATCTTCTTTTACTATGTATTGTAATATTAGTGGCGCTATTGATAAAATTTTAAAATGGTCTATTGATGGCGAAGTGAAATCTAGACAAGTCCTTGGAAAAGGTGCTGCTGGAGAACAAAAATGTGAAGTAAGTGGAATTACCCACGGTTATCATACAGTTACTATTGATTTATTACAATCTATTAATGGAGAAGAGGGCGTTGGAGTAAAAGAGCCATTACAATTTGAAATTGCTGTTAGTGATGGTGTTTCAATGGATCCTATTATTTGGTTAGGAGATTATGGTTCTTTATATTATAATTATGATTCTGTAAAAATTCCATTCAAAGTTTATAATCCAAAAACTGCGAATACAACAGTTCAGTTCTTTAAAGGTATTACTGAATTAGATTCTTCTCCAAGAGAAGTATCTAATACAAGTAAAGATTTTGAAATCTTAGAATTAACAGATACAGAAGTTGGTATGTTAAATACTTATACTATCACTTGTAAAAATACTGATACTGGTGTTTCAATTTCTCGTGATGTTAAATTTGAAGTTATTCAAGATCCTAATAGAGATATGACTCTTGTTTCAAAAGAAAATCTTTTAATTTCTTTTGATGCGGCTGGCCGCAGCAATAATGAATCTGCAACTAAGCGTGCAACTTGGACATATGGAGATAAAAAAGCAACTTTTAAAGATTTTAACTGGTATAATAATGGTTGGATGCTAGATGAAAATAAAGACACTATGCTTCGTATCAGTAATGGTGCTGAATTTAGTATTCCTATTGGAAGTATGATTATTAATGATGCTACTACTGTAGCTAATCAGTCTCGTACTTTTGAATTAGAGTTTAAGGTTCGTAATGTTCAAGATTATAGTAACTTAGTAAAAGAAATTACACGTTATTCTGGTGATGATAGATATTGGGATGCTTATTTAGCACAGTCTCACTTCACTAACTATGACGATTATCTTCAAAATTTCGTTGCTACTGAAGAAGGTTATACTTATGAATTTAATGGTTCCCCATTGAATCCAGATCATAAGACATATGATGAGTTAACCGCAAGTTTCTCTCATGTCTATAAGCAAACTAATACTTCAGCAGCTTTCTGTTCATACTATGATTCTGGTAATCATGGTTTCTGTTTAGGACCTCAAGATGGATTCTTCTCTTCTGGAAGTTCTACAGTTAACGTTAAGTATGTTGAAGATAAATTAATTAATTTAACTATTGTATTCAATTATACTGATAAACGTATCTACATGTATTTAAATGGTGTTCTTACATCTGTTACAAATATTAGAGATACACAGGCAGTTACTATCAATACTCAGAACTTAAAGTTTAATTCTGAATATTGTGATGTTGATTTATATAAATTTAGAGTTTATAATGGCGCATTATCTATCAGAGATATTCTTATGAATTATGCTGTAGACCATAAGAGTGTTAGAGATTATGACCATACTAGATTCTTACTTGTTTCTAATACTGATATTGGTGAGTATCAGATTGATCCAGCGGCTGCAATGAACTATACAAGTGATGCATATGCCAATGATCCAAATGAATACTTAATGCCATATGTAATATTTGAAACAAATACAGGCGATGCTTTACCATTTAGTAAGGCACAGGCTAAAACAATTGCATTTACATTTGTTAACACTCCACTTGAAAGAGCTTATGCTACTGGAGAGTTAGAGGAATTAGCTAATGCTATGGGTCCTGCGCAGAAAGAAGCGGCGGCTGCAGAAGGTTTAACAAATGTACAATATTATTATAAGCATCATTGTCCATCATTTACTAGTGTATATGGTAATGATAATAATGCTAAATTTAATGTTAAGTTATCTGTTCAGGGTACTTCTTCTGAGTTCTATCCTCGCCGTAACTATAAAGCTAAGACAAAAGGAACTAGAACAGTTGGTACAGAAGAAGAAGATGTTATTAACATGATTATGAACAAGGGTCCGTTCCTTGAAATGTATAATGAAGATCCAGAGTCTACAAGACTTGATTTCTTCTACATGAATAACTACGTTGTAGGAACTACTAAGTTCACAATGAAGATTGACTATATGGAGTCTTCTGGAACTTATAATATGGGTCTTGGTAATTTAGTTAATAACGCTTATTCTAGACATCCTCTAGATGACCTTAATGCAGCTGGAGCTTTCTTGAAGATTTCTGGATATGAGCCAGCTACTACATTTGATAAGAATAGAACTTATTATGAAGATAGTAAAGGAAAAACTAAAGTTAAGCCAAAAACTCAAGAAGAATTAGATGCTTTAATTGCGGAAAAGGGTGCTATTTATACTGAGACTTATCAACCTTATCAATTTGATAACACTGATTCTTATAGAACTAACATTCAAGGATTCCCTGTTATGACTTTCTGGAAAGATGCTAATGGTAAGTACACTTATATTGGTCGTTACAATATGCTTCTTGATAAGGGATCTGATGAATGCTATGGTTTTAAGCCAAATAAAAAGATTGTTGCTGCTTTTGATAAGAAGAAGAAGGCAGTAAGTAAGGTAGTTGAGTGTTGGGAATATTCTGATAATAACCGTGGTTATTGTTCTTTTAGAGATCCTCTTGGAAGACATAAGTTAAATTTCGATTATTATACAGTTGATCCTTTAACAGGTAAGCATAAAACAATTTCTGCAGAAACCGCGACTGAAGAACAGGTTACTGCTGGATTAGTAGGTAAGATTGATAGAGGACTTAATTCATTAAGTTCATGTCCAATTGTAGCAGACTCTTATGAGTATCGTTATAATCCAGATGATGATTTACTTGATTACTTCTATGATCCTGTTAAGAATGGTGATTTATATTCATCATTAATTGAAGATGGTTATGAAGCTTCTCAATTATAGGATATAGATTGGAAGTCAGAAACATTATTTGATAAGATGAAGAATTGGGAAGCTGCTTGTCAGTGGGTATGGTCTACTTGTACAGATTCCGTTCCTTCTCAAGGTGATGCAACTACTGCTTCTGAATTTGATTTAGAAACAGGTCTTGTTATCGAGGGTACTAATTCTTATATAAATGGTCTTAGAAAAGCAAGATTAATTGCTGATTATGTTCCTGCAACAGAATATGACGCTAATATACAATATTATGATGTAAATGAAGATGAAATTCAAACTCCTACTCCAGAAGTATTTGCTGCTAGTTTAGTAGATGGAGCTAGTGAGAATTATTTCGTTGCTGTTCCAAAGACTGTTACATATGGTGCAACTACTTATACTTGGGATAGTAAAGAATATAGAAAAGCTAAGTTTACAGCTGAATTAGGTTCTCATTTTAATCTTGATTATTGTTTAATTTACTTCGTAGTCACAGAAGTATTAATGTGCTACGATTCTCGTGGTAAGAACTGTATGATGGCTACTTGGGGTCCTCAGACCGCAAATGGTGATTATATTTGGTATCCAATTTTCTATGATATGGATACTCAATTAGGTATTAATAATACTGGTATTCCTTCTTTCGATTATTTTGTAAATGCAACTAAAGAAGATTGTTTCTCAACTTCTGATAGTGTATTATGGAATAATCTATTCGCTTGCTTCTTTGATAATATTAAGAGTACATATTCAACTCTTAAAGGTCAAATTCAAAG